AATTCCTTCTCCTCCACTGGGATTCCAGTTGGTTCCATCGGCATAACGTATATCACCATCTCTTGGTTTTGTTCTTCTAAGTTCAGTTCCCGGCTCTACATTTGTTTGGGAAAGTTGTAACATATCTATGTTGAATATTATATCCCCTAACCTATTCAACTCGTTAAAGAGATAATCAGGTAGTTGGTCAGGGGAAATAGGGGCGGGATTAGGTGACCACCTGTTTACACTCTTTACCTTCTTGGATTCAGCAATCGCCATTATGGATACATGGGATTCGCAGCAGTTCCACCTCTACTACCGCGAGTACCTCTTGGCCTAACTTCAAATGCGAGTCCATGTAGCTTCCAATCAAAGTCTCCGGTTGACTCAAACTTCACGCCAAAGTATTTTCCAGTAATCCTACACGATACCTTAGACTGAGTATTGGGATTGAAAAGAACTGGTCCCTCCCATGTTACACCTTCTTCTGTGGACATCTGGTGTCCTATATATACATTAACGGAGTTGCTTCCAGACACCTCTAGCTGTGGGTATACCGCAGAGACAAACTTAACAGATGCTGGATCATTGAGATCATAACCGGTTCGCTCTATATACGAAGTCATATCCGTCCCATCTTTAGTGTTACCTTTGTTATCCCTGTAAATCTTGGTATTGGTAACATCAGCAAAGACTAGGTTCTCAGCCACATTATCATAATTAGTAGCACCCCATGCGCCGGAGCCTGTATCCCATGTAGCAGTAGCTGCGTTCCATGTAGCACCAGCAGTTATCTCTATGATACCTGCATTTACATAGGACGTATCTGGCAGGTCTCTCAGGCTGAACGTATCTGTTTTCCAGTTCCATAAGATAGCCCTGTCAACCACGGTAGAACTACCAGCAGGGTAAGCAGCAATCATTTCATTTCTAACATAGTCTGCGGCTACAAAACACTTCTCGTAGTTATCTCCGTTAAGTTCATCAAATACGGTGCGCCTTAACCTCTCTGGCAGTAAGGGTCTTACCTGTTGCCCGTTACATATGTAAAAGTCTGAGTTTCCTATAAAGAAATGTCCACCCTCAAACTCCTTTATTGCGTTTTTAGATAAACAACCTATCGTCGGAGATAGCAACTTAAAGGAGAATATATAGGGAGTTCCAATATAATTCATAATATAGATTGAGTCGTTCTTATATATAAGAAATGAATCACCTAAGGGTAAACCATCTATAATATCACCAGGAGTATCGGCTAATTGGTACTCTCCAGCATCTAAAGTAGCATCTGTTGCACTCCAGGTGAAGGGAGGTTGTCCATAGGAAGCCTCAGTAGACCACTTTACCAACCGTGGTTCATTGTCTGTTCGTACCCAGTTCAACCCTACAAGGAAAGTTCTGAACGATCTTATAACCTTGCACTTATTGCCAGAGGGCCAGTTCCTTAACTCCAGAAACGGTGTGCCTAGAGCGGGGACGCCACCGGATAAAGGCCACATCTGGGGCGTATCAATTCCATTAGTGGCAACTATGATCCCGTTCAGGTTTGTGGTTGTCCACTTCCTGGCTGTTGTGGTTGCGCTGTAATCGTTATCTGTAGTAGTTGTACTTCCAGAGGGAGTAACTACAGAATTGTCAGGATGGGATTGTGCCGTAGTACCAGTTAATGTAATAACCCCGGTGACAGTATTTCTTGCACTATAGATTAGAGACTCGTATACATTAGATGACCCGGTATCCTCATCCCCTATAATTAAGGTTCCAGAAGCAGATAGAGCGGTCAGCGCGGCCCCAGTATCCACAGTAATAGAAGCGGCGCTAGAGGAAACAGCCCCATCAAGGGTCATCGCTGTCTGTCGGGTTACATCAGTCCATGTAGAACCATTCCATACCGCTATATCGGCAGCACCATACGCCAACCAGTAGTAGGTTCCGCCAGCGGAAAGGTAGGGGTGTATGTAATAAGGAGCAAATGGACAGGTAGCCATGACCTCTTCATAACCAGCTATCTTCTTTACACCGTTGTCTAGGAACCTTACGTTGTTACCACCAGACCATGCGTTAGGCGGGAGATTATAGGGTGGTATATCCTCTATAATCCCTACCTTACCTACGTCTGTTATAGGTACTAGAGGCATTATTCTATTCTATACCCAGTAAACCAAGTAGCGATAACGGCACCATCTACAACTTGATCGCCACCACTTTCCTGATGCACATATACTTCTATATAATCAGATACAGATAGGTCTAAATTCGTCTCCATCTGCATAGTAGGCACACCAGTATTGGCACCAGAATCGTAAGCAATAAAATAGTTGGCATATCTAACACCGCTTCCGTTCTTGTAAAGCCAAACCGCATTGTCGTATAGTACATTACCCGTAAGTTTCAAAGCAAAGTAGAAGTGATATTTCCCCGCAAGATTACAGGTAAATTTATCTGAGGCAAATACATCCCCCGTATCCCATTCCTCTGTCGGCCAAGTGACAGGAGTCAAGGTTCCTGAAACAACCCCTGTTTGGTTTGTTCCACCTTTGGTTACCGAGAATGACCTATACCCAGCGGCTGAACCACCAAATGTACCTGCTGCCCAGGGTGCGCCCTCATTTACCGTCACCCATACGGGCGTATCACCAGCAGCCGCTGTGTTGATCTTTAGCAGAGCATTGCCAGTATCGTACCAGATAGTCCCCAAAACCTGCGTGGTCGGGGCTGAAGCCTTTGGAACAATCGTACCAACAGCCTGGTCCGCATCAGGCAGACTATCCTGCACTACTTTTTTGATTAATCTTAAATGATCGTCTCCTTGAGAGATACTATCTGAGCCGGTAGGATTTGTATCTACCAGTCCGCTGATGTATGTTGCGCTTTCTAATGACATAGTTTATTCCTCTACCGCTACCCACGATGTTGTTTCTTCGACCCATGTGTAATTCCCTTCGGGTTGGGGAACAGGAGCCTCCCATGTGCAAGTTGCTTCATCTAATGTCCACGATGGGTAGGGTTGGTGATAATAAAACGCATCCCTCACCTCATCGTAAATCATACCCTTACCAGCATAATTTTTTCTAAGTTCTGTACCCCCGTCAGGATCAGAGGAATTAGGTGCGTAATGAATCCCAGCGCGGGTATTGTACGAAGTTTGAATCCAGTTAGACGGATCGCCTAGCCTGCCAGAATCTACGTATTCTTTTTCTACAGACACCACTCTTTGAACGATGCCGTCTTTTATTTCTGCGTAATGAGTCATTATGCTACCGCTGCCGAAATTGTGTGCATATTAGCAACTCCGTAAATAAGGTCATCTTCCTTAAAGTAAGATTCTATCTTGTCAAAGTTATGTTTGTATTTTGTCCAATCGCAAAACGAATATATTTTTGAAATGGTTTTTTCTGGCAAACTTACTAGATCTTCATACTCAACAAATAGAAACTCTCCATTATTATTTGCTTTAGCATAATTAACACCGGCTAAACTCCGCATTATTGGTTCTGATCCCTTGACCAATAATTTTTCCTTATCAAATAAATCTTTTTTGTTCCTTACACCTTTATTAAGGCGCAAGAAAGAGTCAACAATCTCATCAATTGGTCTTTCCATGACAATAATTTTTGGATTCTTTGTTATGTATTTTCGTATCATTTCCAGATTAGATGGTAACGTCCAAGACCTGCACTTATCTACTATGATTTTGCGTTTGCAATCTCGATAGTAAATTTTGGGTATTGCCGAAACAAAAGCATCCTCATCCCAGTATCTTCTATTTGCCATTAACTGCTCTGAGTTTTGGCAAGATATCTGCATATCCCACATCAAGTGGCAAACAGCACTGTTTCCTTCTGCGTGTATGTCTGGATTTTGCGTAAGGATCGAAGTTAAAAGAGTAGAACCTGTCCTCGGGAGTCCTGATAAAAAGATCATATAGCGTACCTAATGATTACTATTCCTGAGCCACCGGCTGTGACTGGGTAACCGCCTGCACTTGCTCCCGCTCCACCCCCTCCAGTATTCACCGCGCCTGGCACTCCTGTGCCACCGCCCCCATCTCCTCCCGTACCCGGTTCGCTGTCGTAGTAACTGCCGGCTCCTCCGCCTCCCGCGAAGTATCCAGAATCGCCAGTAGATGTTGCTGTCGCCCAAGTTGCATGGTCATTTTTTCCATCTCCACCATGTCGCAGACCATCAGTATTACCTGCCTCTCCGGCACCACCACCACCACCGCCTCGATAAGTCCCAGACTTTGCGGACCCATCATAACCTTGCCCAGCGGTTCCAGAACCGCCTGACCCTGAACCATAACCACTGGCACCGCCTCCAGAACCACCACTTAATCCACTTACGTTTACGTCCCAAGAGCCAGCGCCACCGCCTCCGACAGCGGTTTCCGAGTTAAACGTAGAATCTACCCCCGAAACTCCTCTGATCTTGCCAGAACCCGCCGCTCCACCAGCACCAAGTACGACCGCGTAAGTCGCAACGGATAAACTCGTTCCTGTTCCTGATAAATAGCCTCCAGCGCCACCGCCTCCGCCATAGGTGTTCCCGCCCCCGCCGCCCCCAGCAATAAT